TTGCATAAAGGAGTTGACAACAAGATACAATTTCAATTCCTAAACCAAGAACAAAAACCCGTTGACATTACAGGTAAATCAATAACCTGTAGAATTTTAAATTACAACGGAACTGAAGTTTTAATAAACAAAGCTTTAACATTAGAATTGGCCGCAACTGGAATTGCCGCCTTATACTTAAATGCCGCAGATATAGAAGATATACCTGCACAAAAAGCGCATTATTCATTAGAAATTCCAGTTGGACAATTTGATTTTCCTGTATTTGTAGATCAGAATGCGGGAGCCCGTGGGGATATGGACATTGTTAATTCTGTATTACCTTCATTTGTACCTTCATCTAGTATAACTATCCCCACAGGGCAACCGTTCCCTAATTTAGATGCTAATAATAGCATTCAAAACGCATTACCAAATGCTAACACATATTATAGTAGCATAATCAATACTGAAGACAATCCGATTTTAACTATTCAAGCAAGATATACTCAGTTCAATGGTGATGTGACCATTGAAGGTACAACAAATCAACAAGCTACAGATTGGTACCCTATTACAACTGCGGTGTATTCTAATATAACCGACACAAAAGGGTATACGATTACGGGATTCCATCCCTATGTACGTATGGTTTTCACTAGCAATACTGGTGCTGTAACCAATATATTGGCAAGATAAAATACCTAGTCACTTGCATAATGCTACATACTATGTTAGAATAGTAGTATGTTTGATATCCTTTCTGTAATTCCAGGCAAGAAAAAACTAACACAAAGTGGCTGGCACAGTTTTAACGCTGTGTGCTGTCATAATCGTGGTCATAAACCCGACAAGCGAGGTCGTGGTGGAATCAGAATGGATGGTGACAATTGGAGTATGCATTGCTTTAACTGTGGATTCAAATGTGGATTCATGTTAGGCAAGAGCATAACTAAAAATACTAAGCAATTACTCAGCTGGTGTGGTATAGATGAACAGCAAATACAACGCTGGAGTCTAGAAAGTTTACAGCACAAAGATTTATTATCTTATGTGCAAGTTAAGAAGCAAAAAAAGAAAATAAAATTCAAAGACCATGAATTGCCTATGGGTGAATTACTTGATATAAGTAATCCCCTGCACAAAGTATATGTTGATTATGTGCAATCGAGGGGAATAAATGTTAATGATTACCCATTCATGATAACACCAAACGAAGTTGGTCGTCAAGGCAATAGAATTATAATCCCGTATACATATCAAAATAAAATAGTAGGTCACACAAGTCGTTTCCTAGACAACAAAACACCTAAATACATTAATGAGCAACAGCAAGGATATGTGTTCGGTATTGATTTTCAAAAACCTGAATATGAAGTTTGTATATTGGTGGAAGGTATTTTTGACGCATTAAGCATTAATGGTTGTGCATTGACACATAACACAATCAACGATGATCAAGTCGAACTATTAAGCCAACTTAATAGAAAAATTATCTTTGTGCCAGATCGTGATAAAACGGGACTTGCTACTTGCGACAGAGCCCTTGAATTAGGATATAGTGTCAGTATACCAAACTGGGAATCTGATATAAAAGACGTAAATGATGCTGTTGTGAAATATGGTAAATTAGCAACATTGTTGAGTATCTTACAGAATGCAACTACAAGTAAAGTCAAAATAGAAATACAAAGGAGAAAACTTGAGCAACGAATATAAGAGTGATATGCAAGTATTGTTTTTGCGTATGATGGTTACAAACGCAGAACTTTATACTCGGGTTATGAATATTATGAACCCGAATAATTTTGAACGTAGACTAAAACCGGTGGCAGAATTTATAGTAGATCATAGTAAAAAATATAATGTTATGCCTGAGCCTACACAAATTAAGGCAGCAACAGGAATAGAGATAGATGTTTTACCTGAACTTGATGATGGGCATTATGAATGGTTTTTAGATGAATTTGAATGTTTCACGCAACGACAGGAAATAGAACGTGCTATTTTAAAGGGGGCGGAACTACTAGAAAAAGAAAAGAAAGACTGGAGTGTTATTGAAACACTTGTAAAAAATGCCACACAAATCAGTTTACAAAAAGACATGGGTACAGATTATTTTGCTGATCCAAGAGGGCGTCTTTCTCAGCTTAAAAGCAATAATGGACAAAACTCTACTGGCTGGCCAAGCATGGATCAAAAACTCTATGGAGGTTTTAATCGCGGTGAACTTCAAATCTTTGCAGGTGGTAGTGGTTCAGGTAAATCATTGTTCATGCAAAATTTGGCAGTTAACTGGTCACAAGCGGGCTTGAATGGTGTTTATGTCACATTAGAACTTAGTGAAGGTTTGTGTAGTATGCGTATCGACAGTATGATGACGGACACAAGCAGCCGCGAAATTTTCAAAGACATTGATAATGTTGAAATGAAAGTTAAAATGATAGCAAAGAAAGCAGGAAAATTGCGTATCAAATACATGCCTGCTCAGAGCACAGTAAATGACTTACGGGCATATTGCAAAGAACTGCAAATACAAACAGGAGTCAAACTTGATTTCTTGTGTGTAGATTATTTGGATCTGCTTATGCCTGTCAGCGCAAAGGTCAGCCCTAGTGACTTGTTTGTTAAGGACAAGTATGTTTCGGAAGAATTGCGTAACTTGGCTAAAGAATTGAATGTATTATTTGTCACAGCAAGTCAGTTGAATCGTAGTGCTGTGGAAGAAATTGAGTTTGATCATAGTCATATCTCAGGTGGTATTTCAAAAATCAACACAGCAGATAATGTGTTCGGTATCTTTACTTCACGCTCTATGCGTGAACGTGGTCAGTATCAATTACAATTGATGAAAACCCGTAGTAGTTCGGGAGTAGGACAAAAGATTGAGTTAGAATTTAATGTGGAAACTCTAAGAATTACAGATCCTGACCCCGGAAACGGCTACGGAAATCAAGGCAGAGATATGCCTAAATCTGCCACAGATGCACTAAGTTACTTAAAAACCAAGTCTATTGTTACTGAAAAAGTAGATCCCGTAACAGGAGAAATTGAGCCTGAAACTAAGAAAGTTGTAGCAGATGTTCAGGGTGCAAAATTGAAATCCTTACTTAATTCTTTAAAGAAATAATTATCTAAACTAGACTAAATACTAATAGGATAGTTATATGCAAAAGAAAACCCGCAGTTTATTAGAAGAATTAGAAGCGATTGGCAACAATCGTGATATGACTCATGTTATCGAAAACAGAGCACATAATATCATTACCAGTGCTATTAATTTATTAGAATTAATAAATAGGCACTATGATAAAAACACCTCTGAGGTACTAGAGCGTAAACTTTTGGGGGCTATCAAAGGCCGAGACCAAAACAAATTTGCCAAGTCAATAAGGAAGAATCATGAAGCTGAATGAGTTTAAAAATAAGAAGCAATTAGATGAATTATCAATGAATCAACTCTTCGGTAACTATGGTTCAGCCGCGTTAAAGCAAGTAGGTAATAGATTAATGGGTCGAGCAGGTGGCGATATGTCTATCAAAGACAGAATGGCCAAAGACAAGTTTATTCAAAATTTAGTTGGTAGGGCCGCACAGACACTAGATGCCGCAATACAAGGTGGACTAGTAGATCCTAACATTAAAGGTAAGGCATCAATGCCGAGGGCTAGAAAACCTGCAACACCAAAACCTGCTGCCCCCACTCCACAAGCTTCTGCTCCCGCTCCACAGCCAGCAGCACCTGCTACACCGCAAAAAATGGATCCAAAAGCAGCGGCAGCTTTAAAAGGAAGATTAAAAGCAGGTCAAGGTATAGGTCAAAAAACGTCCACTGGATTCAGTAATTATGTACAAGGAAGCGGAGAACGCTTTATGGGAGCAGATGAAAAAGGTGCTCCTGTGTTTAAGAAAATTCAGCGTGAAAGTCAATATGAGCAATTAAATGCTATTTTTGAAAGTATGCTAATGGAAGCAGAAAGCATTAGTTCATACTTAAAACGTTGGTTAGACCAGTATTTAACAGGTTTAGATTTGACAGATCCAAACATTGCAAAACAATTAGATGGAATGATTGATAGTGTTCAAAATACGTATGGTCAAGATAAAGGTAAAAAGGCATTAAATGCATTAGCTAATACAGCATACGCATTATCATATAGCAATCGTTTGGGTATGGGAGCTAAAAAAGCTACACCTGAACCAGCTACTAGCACTCCTGCTACCGCAACTACTCCTGCAACAGCGCCTGCTGCCGCAACTGCTTCTACTACTCAACAGGCTGTTCCGACACCCGCACAACCGACAAGTATTGATTTAGAAAAAATCAAAGCATATATTGATGCGTTAGACACAAAAGAAAAACAAGCTGTATTCAATTATTTACGTGAAAAGCTAAAAGGTTCTCAAACAGAGAAACCAACATTTGACCCGTCAGCAGCACCTAAAGAACCGATATCAATTGGTGGACAAAAGATCAAACCCGAAGATCCTCTATATTCAAAAATAGCAGGAAAAATACCAGCAAAAGTTTAATATGAACCTATCAGAATCTTTAGCACAGTTAAAATTAAAATTAGATAGTATTGATACTGTTAATGAGCCATTGGTTGAGGCTAAGGGTCATTTGGATCATCCTGAAGATTTGGTATTTTTAGGAGGAAGTCAGGGAGCAAGTCAAGCCGTAGATGCTATCTTAACAACAGTAAAAGATCCAAAAGCTATTACTATTAAGTGGGATGGATATCCTGCATTAATATTTGGCCGTGGTCCTAATGGAAAGTTTTCTATTATGGACAAACACATGTTCAATAAAAAAGATGGTTCAGGACGTCAAGTTTACAGTCCTCAACAGTTTGTGCAATACGACCAAGCACGTGGAGTAGATCGCACAGGATTACATCAGCTTATTGCTGAGATATGGCCCGGGCTTGAAAAATCAGATCGCAGTAAGGGTTACTATTGGGGAGACTTATTGTTTAGCGAACCATTAAAACCAGCAAGTGATGGGTTATATCACTTCCGTGCTAATCCAAATGGTATTGAATATACAGTAGATCCGAAAAGTGAGATAGGCGAGGAATTAACAGGAAAAACAGCAGGTATTGTAGTTCATCAATTTATTCCATCCACAGCTATGACTACGGATGAGGCAGTACCATTAAACGGAACATTAGGTAGTTTAAAGAATAATAGCAACGTTGCTATTGTTCCTGCTAAAATGCCAATCACGCCTAACTTAAAAATCGATCAAAGTTTGGTTAAAAATGCTCAATCTGCAATTAATAAATATGGTCAGGCTGTTGATACATTAATGACAACTGCGCCACAGGCTGCAAGTGCATTTCAAACTTTATTCACTACATACATTAATAAGCGTATTGTTTCTAAAAATCTAAAGGATTTGTATATAGGATTTATGGAATATTTTGAAAGTCGCCCAATGACAGATAGTATGCGTACTAAATTGTCTCAACATTTAGAACAAAATAAAGACGGAGTTGTAGGGGCGTTCGCTATATGGGTAGCGTTATATAACTTAAAAATGGCGGTTGTACAGCAATTGAATAAGGCTGCTGAATCTGCTCCTGTGCAGGGCTATTTACAAGACGGAACAAGAACACAAGAAGGGTTTGTGTCACAAGGACTTAAATTTGTAGATAGAATGGGCTTTAGTGCTCAAAATTTGGCGGGTAGAACATAATCAAAACCGACATTTTTTTGTGCCAGGCATAAATAAGTGTATGAAGCAGTAGGCTTCAACTAACATAAGGAATTTTATCATGGCACAATTTACTAAAGTCAATGGCGACTTTCTACCATTAATCAACTACGATAGCCCAGCTTATACCAACTCTGGTCTTAATGCTGTTACATCTGGTGCAACAGTTCAACCTCAAGGTCCTAAGCTAGCATTCGGTACAATCACTTTTACCGGTGCTGCTACACCTTCTGGTGCTGATCTATTAAAGACATTCCAGACTATCGAACAATTAGCAACAATGATGATTTATGAATTCACAGAAGTTGGTTCTGGCACCGACACTCTAGCAGTTGCTATTTATCCAGTAGAAGCATGGGACTTCACAAACGGTGGTAGCTTAGACGTTGCTCTAACAGCGGCTCTAGGTTATGCTGTTACAACTTCAGCTTCAGCTACATTCACAAACTAATCTAATTAGTTTTATAAGAACCCGAGATTTATTCTCGGGTTTTTTTACCTCATAAATATCGATATGAGTTTTCAAATTACCTGTTATACTCTTTTTGATATTACACAGACTGGTGTCTTGAACCGTTCAAAACCAGCCGGTCAAGAAATCACTGATGATTGGATATTAAAAAGAAATACACAATGCAATTTTGATACTGTGCTTCAAGCTATATCTTTACGTTCACAACCTGAAATCGCAACTTATCCAGTTAAGATAGATATACGCTTTGATGAATTTGAAAATTTTGGCTTTTTATTCGAACAGCAGGAAAATGAAACATATCCTTGTTGGAAATTTGATTTCAACATACAACATCCTAGTGTATTTGCCAATGGAGTGAATGAGTTAGGTGCATTATATGGAGATTGTGAAGGAGTGCCTATGATTCATTGTGGCACCGAATGGAGTAAACTTCCAACGTTTTTAGATACATCACCTGAACTACGAAACATATATTTTGTAAAAAATGAACAATAAACATATAGATAAAATTGATAAATTCTTTAAAAAAGATTTTATAAACAACCTTAATGACATAGCCATTTTTAAAAATGAAGATGGATCCTACGAGCTATTTGACAAATATATTATCAGGAAAGTTGAACATTGTTATAATTTGGTTACAAAATATAGTTCCACTGACAAAACGTTTTCATCATTAAAAAATGCCGTAACTTGGTGCATTTTTGATAAAAGAAATAAATTAGACGTTTTATCTAGAATTGAAGAACTAGACAGAATGATAGATAGTGTGGATATTTCGATAAATATACATAAGAGACTTATAGAAAAATGCAAAGATAAGGAACTAAGACTCATCTATGTTGCTAAACTAAGCCAAGAACAAGTCAAAAGAAAACGATATGCCAATGAATTATTATCATTTATTAATGATTCAAAATATTGGCAGTCTCAACGATTCGCTTCTAGAGACCAAAAATAGAAAGAATGATAAATACATTATAACGTTTGGAATAAAACTATGAAACTAACCGATTTTGATCAAAAAGTCTATGCTCCACAAGCATT